CCGCCGCTGGCATGTCTGGCGCACCGAAGGACGTCGCGATGGCGTTCGGCAAGGCTCGCGCCGAGGAGATCGAGGCAGACCCAGCGGCCATGCTCATGGTCGAGCAGAGCATCACCAACAGGCTGAACGGCGTCCAGGCCGACCTGGAAATCACCGTCAAGGCCAACCACAAGGGCCGGGGCGAGTCATGAGTATCCGCACCCTCACCATGTACGAGGTCGCCTGTGACGAGGACGGTTGCGCCGTCGTGACGGGGACGTACGGCGACTGGTCGTGCTGGGGTGACCCAGGCACCGCTGTCGAGGACTGGACCGAGCGTGATGACCACCAAGCGTTCGACGGCAAGCACTACTGCGACGAGCACCGCAAGCCCGAGTGTGACGGCTGCGAGAAGGTGACCGACGACCTTCGTCAGGACGCCAAGGGCCAATGGTGCCCCGATTGCTGTGTCGTCGACGGCCAGACGGAGATCGCGCTATGACCGAGCCTGAGCAGGTCGAGATCGACGTACCGGCCGACAATGCTGTGTTCCTGGCCGTCAGCGCCGGGAACTACCACGACGCCGATATGGCGTTCTTCAAGGTCCGCCATGAGTTCGCGGGTCGCATCATCACGCCTGCTGGGCAGGCGCACCTGGACCAACTCCGGCAGCGACGCAAGGACGCCTACGCCGACCTCGTCGCGTGGGTGATGACCGTAGAGGCCGAGAGGGTCGGTAGCCGGCCCGAGGTAACGCCGGTTACGTCACCTGCAGCAGTTCACGCGGCAGCAGGCGCCCGTTCGGCTCTCGACGAGTGCACCGGTCGGACCGGTTGCCGAGCCGACCTCCACATGTTCTCGTGCATCGCACGAGCCGAGGACGGCGCATGAGGACGTACCGGGTCCTGATGGGCATGTGCGTGGGCGCCTCGCTGGCGAACGCCGCCTGTGTCGCCCTCGCGCTCGTCTCACCCAGCGTCGACGTCGCGGCTGTCAACGTCGTCCAGGCGGTCGGCATGGCCGTCCTGGGCGGCGGCCTGTGGCTCGCTCGCGAGGACTTCCGGTGAGCGCCAAGGCCGTCAACTATCAGGCCGTCTACCTGTGGGAGTGCCCTGACTGCGGCACCACCTGGCAGACGCGTCACAGGCCCCGCGCGGCCGCGCAGCTCGTCTGTACGGCCTTGGCCGAGCAGAACGCCACGCTCGACGCAGCGGCCCGAACGGGCGTCTCGCGACGCCTCGAACTGGGCTACGCGCCTGGCTGTGGCTCCATCAGCGTCAGTGCAGGACGTCGGAAGGGGATAGCGCCCAACGTGTCGATCTGACAACCGCATGGCCGGTGGAGCGATAAACGCGCGACCGGTCGGACGTCGAGAGGCGTCCGCTCAACTCAGCGGCACCGAGACCCCGTGAGGGGCGCCTGGCGTAGTGACCAGGACTCCACAAGAGCCCAGTAGTGCGGTGCCTGGGCGTGAGAGCCGACGACCTGCCTTGATCCCGCAGGAGATCGCCTCTCACTCAGCACAGCGGACTGTCACACGACAGGCCGCTATCAGGTGATCCCTGGTGACTGATCGGACCACATACGGGGGGACCACTAGGGGGTCGAAGTAAGGCACTACAGCGCGGGGCACCCGCTCCGCTTCATAGATACCCGCCCCATGAGATACGCACCGATCAGACCCCGCAAAAACATGCACGCCGAGGAAGGAAGAACCATGGCAGGAACACCCATCGCAGAAGCCTGGGCCACGTCGAATCAGGCACCGCTGTGGGTTGCTGTCGCGCTCTACGCCGTGGCCCACGCTGACCCGAGCACCGGGACCGTGGCGCTGCCGCCTGGCCGTCTGGCTGGTGCGCTGGGCGTGGGTGGGTCACCGCTGTCCAAGGCCATCCGCCGTGCCGTCCTGGCCGGGTGGCTGGACCAGCGGTCATCGGCATACCGGCTGATCGTGGCCAGGCCAGGAGGGCAGCACCGTGGCGCGTGACCCGCTCAACAGCAAGTGGTCGGGTCGGGTGGTCGACCAGGCCCGGGCCATCGTCGTGCAGTGGATGGTCGAGGGCGAGAGCAAGGGCGAGCCGTTGGCATGCGGCAAGTGCGGTGAGCCCGTCGTGTCGAGCGAGCCTTGGGTTGTCGGACACATCAAGAGCCGCAACGCGCACCCTGAACTGACGATGGTCATGAGCAACTGGTGGCCCGAGCACCGCCGCTGCTCCGACGCGTCCGGGCAGGCTGCCGTCATCGAGAAGGCGCGAGCCGATGCGCTGCGCGAGATCGGCGTTCTTCCCCTCAGCTCGACGCCCGGAGAGACCCCGCCCCTTCCCTCGTCTCTCCCCGAGGTAGACGACGGCCCTGCACAGATGTCGTTGCCAGGGATCTACGTACTGGGCCAGGAACCGGCTGGCGAGCCCCTGGAGGTTCGGTCGGACCTCGGTTGGGACCCGGAACTGATCCGGTCGTACCCGTGGCTGTCGGAGTTCGCTGACGTCCCACCTGACGCGACCCCGCCGCTGTGGATGACACCGCCTCCCGAGGACGCGACCGGCTCCTACGGCCAAGACGCTATCGACTGGATCGAGGCAGAGCGTGGCATCACGCTGCGCTGGTGGCAGCGGCTCGCGATCACCCGCCAGTTGGAGCACCGCGCCGACGGCACCCTGTGCTGCGAGACCTACATCGAGTCCGCCCCGCGTCGGGCCGGGAAGTCGATCCGCATGCAGGGCATCGCGACGTGGCGGCTGGTCGACCCCCTCGGCCTGTTCGATGAGCCGCAGCTCGTGATGCACACGGGCAACGACCTGGCCATCTGCCGTGAGGTCCAGATGAAGGCGTGGCCCTGGGCACAGGCCCGGTGGGGCGACAAGGCCGTCGTCAAGGCCAACGGCAAGGAGGCCGTCAACACCCCCGAGGGTGACCGCTGGCTCACTCGCGCTCAGACCGCCGTCTACGGCTACGACGTCTGCCTGGCCATGGTGGACGAGTCCTGGGACGTCAGCACCGAGTGCGTCGCGGACGGCCTGGAACCGGCCATGCTCGAACGGATCATGCCTCAGCTCATGCTCACGTCGACCGCGCACCCCCGGACGACGTCGCTCATGCCGTCCTACCTGCGCGACGGCATGACCACGGCCAACCCCCGGACGGTCCTCCTCGTGTGGGGCGTCGACCCGTCACGCCTCGCTGGTCTGTCACCGCAGCAGCGGGCCGAGATGCTGGGCGACCCTGCCCTGTGGAAGGCAGCTTCCCCGCACTGGTCCGAGGACCGTGCCCGCTACATCGCAGGCAAGTGGGCCAAGGCCCTGACGACCAAGCCCACACCGGACAACCCCGACCCGGTGCGCACGTTTGAGAAGCAGTACCTCAACGTCTGGACCCTCGATATCGACACGTCGATACCGGGCGATCCCATCACCGAGCCCGCCCGCTGGGGGCAGCTCGTCAGCGAGGTCCCCGACGCCGCCCCGATCGCGGCCGCGATCGAGTCGTGGGGCGCGGACGGCGTCTCGCTGGCCCTGGCGCACTCGCTCGACGGTCGTCATGTCGTCGTGCAGGTAACCGACCACACCACCATGGCCGAGGCCGTCGACGCGCTGCGAGCCTCCCGGTTCCGCCAGCGCGTCATCGTCGGAGCCAGCCTCATGGACGACCCGGCCCTGACAGGCGTGCCCAAGGAGGCCGGCAAGGGCATGACCGGCGCGACGGTGCAGGCTCTCGGCGCCCTCCTGCGCGAAGGAGTCGTGCGCCACGACGGCACCCAGCACCTCACGGACCAGGTCCTGGAGGTCCGCACCATGCCCGGCCAGAACGGTCTACGGCTGGTCTCCAAGGGGCGGGCCGACGCCATCAAGGCCACCGTGTGGGCGACCAGCGCGGCCCGCACCAAACCGACCAGCCGCGTCGGCTTCATGATGCCCAGCGGGACCTGACTTTCCCTGGAAAGACAAGTCAGTTGACCCGGTAGGACAAGTTTGACCGAACACCTGTTCGAACGACGGTCCGCGCCCGCAGGATTACCGCCGTGGGATTCCTTCAGAACGCGTTCACCGCCCTGGCGCGGGTGGCTGGCGCACCGGCGTTCAGCGTCAGCGTCGACCCCGGCGTCCTGTACGGTGTGCCCACGCTCGATGACTACATCCTCGGCAGTCGTCGTGTGCCCCGGGCGCTCGCCCTGAGCGTCCCCGCCGTGAAGCGCGCCCGCGACATCATCGCCGGTTCGATCGGCGGCCTGGTAATGGAGCTGGTCGACGCGACCGGCGCCCCGCTGGCCGGTGGCTGGTCACTCCTGGACCAGCCCGAGCCCGACCGTGCAGCCTCGGTTACCTGGACCGAGGTTGCCGAAGACCTGTTGTTCGACGCTCTCGCTGTCCTCGTCGTCACCCACGTGGGGTGGCACGGCAAGCCCGCCGAGATCAGGCGCGGCGACCCTGCGACCTACACCGCCCGGCCCGAACAGCGCGTCATGCGGACCGCGACCGGCGCATCCATCAGCGTGCAGGTCTGGGCACCCGACACGCTCGTGATCCGCATCGAGTCGCCCAACCCGGCCCTGCTGACCACGGGCGCCCAGGCCATCCGCACCTGCGTCGCCCTCGCCGCCATGACCAGCCTGCACGCCCACGGTCTGCCGCCCGCGACGTACTTCACGCCCAAGGACGGTGTGGACACGCTGACACCGGACGAGATCCAGACCCTCCTCGACGCCTGGTTCCAGGCACGCAGCAAGAACGTCACCGGCTACGTGCCCGGCGCGCTGGAGTTGAAGGCGCTCGGGTGGAACCCCGAGCAGCTCCAGATGACCGAGATGCGTAAGGACGCCGTCCTGGACATCGCTCGCCTAACCGGCGTCGACGCCGAGGAACTCTCCGTGTCGACCACGTCACGCACCTACTTCAACGCGTGGGACCGCAAGCAGGACTTCATCCAGTTCGTCATCGGCCCGTACCTGACCGCGATCGCCGGACGCCTGTCCATGGACGACGTCACCCCACGCGGCTACACCGTCCGCCACAAGCTCGATGACTTCTACAAGGCCGACACCCTCGCCCGCTACCAGGCGTACGCGGTCGGCCTGCCCACCGGCGCCATCACCCTCGATGAAATCCGGGTCGCGGAGAAGAAGCCATCGCTGACCGCCGCCGAGATCGCAGACGTCGCTGCCCGCCGGGCGCCCGTTCCCACGACCGACCCCGCCTCCCAGGAGACCGCTGATGCCTGACTCGCTCGTGTTCATCGACAACCCGCACACGGTCACGTTCGCCGTCGACCGCGAGACCCGCACGATCCGAGGCCGCGCCCTGCCCTTCGGTGAGGTCGGCAACGGCTGGTCGTTCAGCGCGGGCACCCTCAACTGGGCCGAGAAGGTCAAGGGCCTAGACGGGCACGACTGGGCCTCTGCGTTCGCCACAACCACGTTGGCCGAGGAGGACGGCGGCATCGACTTCGTGATGAAGGTCGCCCGTGGCGCGCGTGGCGATCAGATGCTCACGCTCGCTGAGGACGGCGTATATGACGGCGCGTCCATCGGCTTGGCCGCTGGAGCTGGCTACGAGATCGATGACGCCGGAATCTTCCACTGCACCAGCGGAACGATCCGCGAGGTGTCCCTCACCCCCATCCCGGCCTTCGAGAACGCGAAGGTCACCAGCGTTGCCGCATCGGCGGCACCCACCACCAAGGAGACAGACAAGATGCCCGAAGACGTCAAGGTGTTCACCGCAGACGAGGGCACTGCCCTCGCCGCTCAGGTCGCCACCCTGGAGGCCCAGCTCAAGGAGCTGGGCGAGATCAAGGCCCCCGTGGGTCACCAGCAGTTCCAGGTGACCGAGGAGCCCATGTACCGCTTCGCCGGGTCCGAGCCCGCACCGTCCGGCCACGACTTCGCCCGCGACCTCCTGGCCGCTGCGAAGGACAACGACGCCGCCGCGCTGGAGCGCATCAAGACCTTCACCGCCCAGGCCGCCGACGAGCCCCGCAACTTCGTCACCACGGCGAACACCGCCCAGGTCAACCCGGCCCAGTACCGGCCCGACATGTTCCTCGGCCAGGCCCCCGTCCCCACGTCGCCCCTGTACGACACGTTCCACAAGGGCGGCCTGGACGACATCACCCCGTTCTTCTACTCCAAGCTCGAACGCACGGCCACCACCGTTGCCGTTGGTGACCACACCGAGGGCAACGATCCCGCGCTCACCAACCTGGTCACCGCCGTCGGTGCGACCGTCACCCCGACGCCTGTCTCGGGCCGCGTCCACATCACCCGCGAGGTCGGAGACCAGGGTGGCAACCCCTCGGTCTCCGGCCTCGTGTGGGCCGAGTTCGAACGGTCCTTCGGCATCGCGCTGGAGAACAAGACCGCTGCCCTGGTCCAGGCGCAGATGGCCAACATCACCGCCCTGACCGCCGCCGCGATCGCGGCCGGAGCCACCGGCCAGGTCGCGGGTGACGCCGTGGAGCGGGGACTGGTCGGCCTCCAGTTCATCGCGGACGGAACCCGGTTCACCCGGGCCTTCGGTCACATCGACCTGTACGCCGCCCTCACTGCGGCGGTCCTGCCTGCCACCGGGGAAAAGGTCTACCCGATCATCAACCCGCAGAACCGCAACGGCATCACCGGCGATAAGTACTCGTTCATCGAGGTCGGCGGCTACCGGTTCAACCCGGCCTGGTCGCTCGGCGCGACCAGCGCCAACGCGTCCAACTCCCTGGTGGCCGACCCCGTCGCCGTCCACGTCTGGAACAGCGGCCTCCAGCGCCTGGAGAAGCTGCAGGAGAAGGTCGAGGGCTGGGACATCGGATGCTTCGGCTACTTCGCCGGAATCGTCTACGACGTCACCGGCCTCCGCAAGATCAGCTACGACCCGGTGGCCTGAGCATGGGCGCCCCGCACCCCGGCCAGATCGCCGCCGACGCCGTTAAGGCGCGCAAGGCCGCTGTCAAGGAGGCCAAGAGCCGGCCCCACGTAACCCCGCTTACGTCTGCCTCGAGCGCCGAGGACGACGACACCACACCGACAGGAGACGACGCATGACCGATCCCAAGCCCGCCCCGGCCAAGCCCACCACCCACCCGTATGGAACGACGCTGGAGGTGGTCTCCAAGGACAACTTCCCCGTCACCAACCCGCGAGGGAACGACTTCACGTTCCTGGCCGCCGATGGCGTCGGCCACGTCGTGCTCGACGCCAAGGGCACCTGGACGATCAACGGCGAGAGCGTCGAGGTCATCTGACCATGGCCTACCCGGACACCGTCGCCGTGAAGGCGTACGCGAAGGACCTGACAGCGTCTCACGCGGACTCGGTCATCGCGGATGCCCTCAAGGCCGAGATAGCCGCTCAGGCGGCGGTGTGCCGGGTGGACGCGAACAACCTCCCCGACGACCTGCGCGAGGCGCTCCTACGCCGCGTCGTGCGCAACCTGGCCATGCGGGCAGTCCCGCTGGGCGTGCAGTCCGACGCCGTGGGCGGCTTCAACACCCTGGGGTCCAACGACCCCGAGGTCCGCCGCCTGGAGAAGCCTCACCGAAAGCTGTTCGTCGGATGAGCGCGCTCGTCCGCAAGGCCATCGCTGACCAGGCGTCGACGGTCGACGGGGTCACCTGTCACCCGTACTTCGTTCAGGCCCTCGACAGCGGCAGCGCCATGGTCCGCCTCGACCGCATCGAGTATCCCAACCCTTTCGGCGGCGTCTGTCACTGGAACGTCGTCGTGATGCTGCCCAAGGACCAGGCAGCCGCAGAGAAGTACATCGACACCACGGTGCCCCTCATCCGGGCCGCAGTGGAGTCAGAGCTGGTCGTCACCCAGGTGCAGCCCCAGCGACTCGAAATCCCGGGCGTCGGCGTCTTGCCGTGCGTCTTCATCAACGGCCATCGCGAACAGGAGTAACACACCATGGCTGCACTCGGAACACGTTCTCTCGTCCTCAGCATCGGAGGGACGGACGTCACCACCCAGATCAGCAAGAGCGTCGTCACATCGAAGGCGGCGGACTCGGACTTCGTCAGCTTCGCTGACGCCGCCGCAGGCGGACTGCGCGAGTACGCGCTGGAGTTCACCGGTGTCCAGGACCCCGCCACCGGCACCCTGTGGGACAAGGTGTGGACCGGCGCGGGCACGACCGTGGCGTACATCCTCAAGCCGTTCGGCAACGCCGCCGCGTCCGTGGCGCAGCCTCACTACAGCGGCAACCTGACTATCACCGAGCCGGACGGCGACATGCTCGGCGGCGAGGCCGACGCTAGCACCACCGCCCGGATGACGTTCGAGGCTGCCTGGGTGCTCTCGGGCAAGCCCGTCAAGGTCACCGTCTAGCCGATGGTCGATCGGCGCGGAGGCGTGCAGGTCGAGGGCCTGTCCCGAGTCCTGCGGCAGCTCAAGGACCTGGGCCTGGAGGTCGAAGACCTCAAAGCCGCCTTCGCCAAGATCGCCGCCGAGGGCGCCGAACGAGTCGCCGCCCACGTCCCGCGCAAGAGCGGGGCGCTAGCTGGATCCATCCGAGGCAACCGGGCGCAGTCCAAGGCCGTCGTCCGGGCCGGTAAGGCAGCCGTCTCGTACGCCGGGGCCATCAACTACGGCTGGCCTGCACGTGGCATCGAGCCCGCCCTGTTCATGCAGCAGGGCGACCAGGAAATGCAACCCATCGCCGTCCGGCGACTGGAAGAAGAGATCGAACACCAGATCCGACGAAAGGGACTGCGATGAGCACGAGCGAACTGACTCTGAACGAGGCCATGGAATCTATCAACGGATTCGATGAGATCGCCATCGAGAAGCACATGGGCTACGACATCTACACCAGCGACGAGGAGGGCAGCGGCGTCTACCGCGAGAAGCCCGTCCTGATGATCCGCTGCCTGATCTTCGTCATGCAGCGGCGCACCGGCCAGACCGACGTCGAGGCGCGTCGAGCCGTCATGGAGATGACGGTCAAGGACGTTCACGACTACTTCGCGGACGACCCCGAGGACCTCGACCCCGACGACCCGGACTCCGAATCGGGAAAAGACGAGCCGCAGCACGACGTCGAGCACACCAGCTCGCCACTTTCTGCCTCGTCACCGGAGTAGACCCCTCCGAGTACGCCCACCTGACTCGCCTCGAACGGGACGAGTTCATCCGAGTAGCAGCCAAACGACAGTAGGAGGTGACACCCCATGTCCGCACCGATCGTGATCTCGATCCTGGCCAA